ATGACGCACGCCTCGACTGGCACTGCAACGCTCACGCTGGTCGTTCACTACGAGCGCTATAAACGTGGCGTGTACGTTCGGCTCCGCTGCAACCAATGACGTGACCTTTGCGGTCAACCTCAATACGGGGCCGGCATCGTCGTCATTTCTGATCACGGGGTGGTGGTATCCGACGAAGCTGACGGCAACGCGAGGTCTGTTCTCGTTCGGTAACACGCTCGGTGCGGAGATTGGCGCGACCACGAGCGAGTTGTTGATCCGCTCGGCCCACGGCACGACCAACGGTCAGTGGACGACGACGGGCGTGGGGCTCACCGTCAATCAATGGCAGTTCATCGCCGTGTACATGGGATTTGCCGCGAGCGGCACGGGCACTGCGGTGAAGGTGTGGTCGGGCACGACCGAAGTGCAGCCGGTGGCGTGTTCCATTACGAACACAGTGACCCCCGCGGGCACGGCGGCGGGTGGCACGAACTTCTATCTGGGCAACAAAGGCACCAGCACCACGCTCGCCTTCCAAGGCGATATCGGCAACACGTTTCTCGGCATGGCAGCCGGTGCGCTCACCGGGCCGCTCGGCCCGTTCAACGTGGCCGCCTACGGCACCGTCGATGCGAACGAGGAGGAATTCCTCAAGGCCAGCTACGTGCTGCCCGTCTGGGCGGGCAATCCGTTCCCGTTTCGCGGCGGCGATTTAGGATTTAGGGCGGGCGCGAGCTGGGACATGTACTACATCAATATGGACCACATTGTGGCGCCTCGCGCCACACGATTCATCGGTTCGGGCGCCGCGCAATCAGCCGCCGCGATCTTTACGGTCGATGGCGCAACCAAATCCGGCCAGCGCTCGCCTGTGGCGGCGAACGTTCCCGGATTCCCAACGCCTCGCCCCTGATCGAACGGACCCGCCATGTCACTTTTACTCCTGCTGCAAGTTCAGGCGGCGGGGGGCGCTGCGCTCGATCAAACCCTCGGCGCCGCCACTGTCAGCGCGCAAGGCACGCTCACTGACACGGGATCGCTCAGCACCACGCTCGGCTCAGCGACGATCAGCGCTCAAGGCGCGCTGCCCATTGCGGCGAGCCTCTCGCAGACCCTCGGGACCGCCACACTCGCCGCCACGGGCGGGGCGCCCGCTGCCACGGGCTCGCTCACCGCGACGCTCGGCGCCGCGACCCTCACCGCGCAAGGCGCGCTGGTCGACACCGGCAGCCTCGCCAAGACGCTCGGGACGGCCACCGTCTCAGCCACCGGTGCCGCGCCGCTCACGGGCAGCCTGACGGGCACGCTCGGTGCCGCAACGCTGAGCGCCAGCGGTACGGTCCCCTTCACGGCGATCACCGGCACGCTGGGCCAAACGCTCGGCACCCTCGCCCTCGCCGCGACGGGCACCTCCGATGCGCCGATCGCGCAGCCTCAACCGACCAACACGGGCGGGTATCTCTGGACTCCCGCGGCCGAGCGCGAGCTCTCGCAGTTGGTGCGCAGGCGCAAGCAGCGCGAGGACGACGAGAGGGCCATCGAGGCGGCTCTAGAGGCTGCTGGCGCTGCCCAAGCCGCCGCTGAGGCGTCAGCGCAGGCCGATGAACTGCGCCGCTTGGCTGGGCTCGTAGACGCTTACGCGCGATCGACGAGCGATGACCTGCTGCTGCGTCGCACGGCACGGGCGATCGAGTATGCCCAGCGGGCGCAATCGGCGCTCGCGTATGAGCTCGCGCTGCGCGAGATCGCGCGGCAACTCGAGGAAGAAGAATTCGCGGTCCTGATGGCTTTAGCCATCGCCGCCTGACGAACCCGACTCCGGCCGGTTGCCGGTGCCATCTCGCCGTAAGGCGCAACAATGACCGAAGAAACCGATCTTCAGGACGCAAGTCCTGCACCGTCTGCTGCTCCTGAGAGTGCTCCGGAGCCCGTGGAATCAGACACCACACCCGAGATCAGCCTGGCCGACGATGCCGAGCCAGAACGCAAGCCCAGTGGCGTTCAAAAGCGCATCGATGAGCTGACCCGCAATTGGCGTGACGAACAGCGACGCAACGATGAGTTGCTGCGCATGCTCGGCGCGCAGCGCACGGTCGAGCCCGAACCGATTCAGGCCCCGCCGCCGTCCCAACGGCTGCCGAGTCTCGAGGAGTACGGGTACGACGAGGCGAAGTATCAGGCAGCCCTGATCGATCACGCGACGCGACAGGCCGAGACGATCGTCGAGCGACGATTGCGCGAAGCCGAGCAAGCGCGAGCCGAGCAGGGCCGCATGGAGACCTTCGCCACCCGACAGCAGGAGTTCTCGAAGTCGGTCGCCGACTTTGAGGACAAGGTGATGCGCGATCCGACGCTGCCGATCTCGGCGGCGATGCGCGATGTGATCATCGATTCTGCCGAAGGGCCTGCGATCGCGTACTGGCTGGCGCAGAACCACAGCGCTGCCGAGATGATCTCCAAGCTCCCGGTGCACTTGGCGGCACTGGAGATGGGGCGCATCGAGGGGCGACTTGCGGCACAACGCGCCACGGCCAAAGCCGCGCCCAAGGTCAGCAACGCACCGCCACCCCCGCCCAAAGTCGAAGCCTCAGAGGATCCGGTCCAAAACGACCCGGAAAGCATGAGCATCGATCAGTGGATGAAGTGGCGGCAGAAGCAACTCCAACGCAGAAGGTAATTTGCAATGCCGAATACAATCCTGACCCCGACCGCCGTCACTCGTGAGGCGCTGCGGGTCCTGCATCAGAAGCTCAACTTCGTGGGCAACATCAACCGCGCGTATGACGATTCGTTCGCCAACTCCGGCGCTCGCATCGGCGACTCGCTGAAGATTCGCCTCCCGAACCAGTACACCGTGCGCAGCGGTGCATCGCTCAGCACCCAGGACACCTCTGAGACCAGCACCACGCTGCAGGTCGCCACGCAGAAGGGCGTGGACCTGACGTTCTCCAGCGCCGAGCTCACGCTCTCGCTCGATGACTTCAGCTCGCGCATCCTGGAGCCGGCCATGGCGGTGCTCGCGGCGAACATCGAAGCCGACGCGCTGAACATGTACAAGGATGTCTACAACATCTCGGACGAGGACGGCACCGCGGTCTCGCTGAAGTCGTTCCTGTACGGTCGTCAGAAGCTGAACGATTCGCTCGCGCCGATGGACAACAACCGCTCGGCCATCATCAGCACGGACCATGCGGTCAAGCTGGTGGACGGTCTGAAGGGTTTGTTCCACGACTCGACCCAGATTGCCTCGCAGTACCGCGAAGGCAAGATGGGCCGCACGGCGGGGTTCGACTTCTACGAGAACACCCTGCTCGTCGCGCACACCACCGGCTCGGCGGTCAAGACGACCACCTATACCGTCAACGGTGCGGTCACGACCAACGGCTCGACGGCGGTGACGGTCGCCTCGGCCGGTTCGACCACCTTCAAGGCGGGCGACGTGTTCACCGTGGCTGGCTGCTTCCGCGTGCACCCTGAGACGAAGGTCTCGACGGGCGTGCTGCAGCAGTTCGTCGTCACGGCAGACTACGCCGGTGGTGCGGGCTCGCTGTCGTTCGCTCCGGCCATCTACACCTCTGGCGGTCGCCAGAACGTGGTGGCGGCGGGCATGGCGAACAGCTCGGCGATCGTCAAGGTCGGCGCGGCTGCATCTGAGACGCTCACCCCGTCGATGGTGTTCCACCGCGATGCGTTCACCTTCGCAACGGCAGACCTCGTGATGCCGAAGGGCGTCGATTTCGCCGCCCGCGAAGTGATGGATGGCATCAGCCTGCGCACGGTGCGCCAGTACGCGATCTCCTCTGACACCTATCCGACACGTATCGACGTGTTGTACGGGTACAAGACGATCCGTCCTGAGCTCGCCTGCCGCATCCACGCCGACGGCTAATCCGGCGTGAACTGAGAGGGGGGCGGGCAACTGCCCCCCTTCTCTTTTGAGGGAGAGACGATGACCAATCAAGACATCATCCGCGATGCGCTCGGACTCCTCGGCGTGCTCGCAGAAACCGAATCCGTCTCTGCAGATCAAGCCGCGCATGGGCTGCGCGTGCTGAATGACCTCATGGATGAGTGGGAGGCCGACAACATCGAGATCGGCTACTACGCTCAAACCGAGCCCAATGTCGAATTTCCGGCGATGGCGCGCACCGCGCTCGCCGTCAAGTACGCGCTCGCGGTTGCGCTTGCACCGCACTACGGGCGCAGCGCACCGGCAGAAGTGGCGGTGCTCGCCCAGCGCTACTACGCGCGCCTCATGCGCGATGCGGTCGAGATCCCGGTGGCGAGCACGGCGCACCTGCCGCGTCCGAACTGGCGCTACGACGTGGCGAGTGACCAACTGTGAGATTACCGCCCTTGAAGGTGACTGTGAGATTACCGCTCCCGCTGCACTCCTACCGGCTCAATTCGGTCGCAGCGAACTCCTCACGGCTCGTCAATTGTTTTGCCGAGGCTGCGCCCCCTGAAGGGCGCGGTCCTGCGCTCCTAAAGCGCTGCCCTGGTATTTCGCCCTTCGCCAATTGCGAGCTCGGCGAGGGTCGTGGGCTGCACGTGATGGGCGGGACGCTCTTTGCGGTGTGTGGCACGAAGCTGCACTCGATCTCAGCGGCCGGGGTCGTGACGGATCTCGGCACCATCTCAGGCGATCAGCGGGTGTGGATGGCCGACAACGGCACGCAACTCGTCGTGGGTCAGGAGGGCATCTGGTATGTCTGGCAGAACGGCACGCTCTCGACCATCACTGACCCTGATTTTACGACTCGCGGTGCTGTGGCTGCTCAGTTCATCGATGGTTATCTGGTTTTTGTGGAGCCTGATAGCGGACGGTTTTTCTGCAGTGATCTCAATAATGCGACGGTTTTCGATGCGCTTGATTTCGCGACTGCAGAGGGCGCTCCAGACAAGCTCGTGACGCTCGCGGTCGATCACCGACAATTGATCTTGTTTGGCCGGGAGACGACCGAGCTTTGGTACAACTCGGGGGCCACCGGGTTTCCGTTCGAGCGCCTGCCGAGCGGGTTCATCGAGCTTGGCTGCGCTGCGGTGCAGGGCGTGACCAAGCTCGACAATAGCGTTTTCTGGCTTGCGAACGATCGCACCATCCGGCGCCTGTCGGGCCAGACCCCGCAGCGTGTGAGCCAGCACGGGATCGAGGAGCGACTGCGGGCGATGAGCCGCGTTGATGATTGTCAGGCGTTCAGCTACAGCATGAACGGGCACCTGTGCGCGGTGTTTCGCTTCCCGACCACAGGCGATACGTTCGTGTTCGATGCCACCACCAATGAGTGGCACGAACGGGTGTCGGGTTCGTCCTCCGTCTGGCGGGTGGTCGACATTGCCGACGTCGACGGCAAAGTGTTTGCACAAGATGAGACGACCGGCGATGTGGGCGTGTTCGATGCGGCGGTGTTCTCAGAATGGGGCGACGTCCAGCGCGCTGAGTGGACCTACGCGCCGCTGTACTCCGATGGGCGGCGCCAGTTCAGCAACACGCTCGAGATCGTTTGCGATACGGGCGTGGGCTTGCCGAGCGGGCAGGGCGAAGATCCGCTCCTGACGCTCGAAGTCAGCACAGATGGGGGCCGTACGTGGCTTGCGCAGCCCGTCAAGACGCTTGGCGCGATCGGGCAGTATCGCCAGCGGGTGCGCTGGCACCGCCTGGGGAGCGCTCGGGATGTGGTGTTTCGCTGCTCGATCAGTGACCCGGTGCCGCTCACGGTCTGGGACACGCAGATCGAGCTCGTGGTGGGGCTCTGATGGGCGTTGAGAAGATCCCCTACCGCATTCCAGAGCAGTGGTCTGCGGTGTGGTTTCGAGACTTCATCACGGACGTGCTCGCGCGGCTCGATGTGCGCAATGCCATCGGCGCAGGCGTGACGATCAGTGCGAGCGGCAATTCTGTTGCGACGATCAGTGCGGCGACCGAGATCGCTGCGGCGATCTCAGCCCATGTGGCAGCGGCTGATCCGCATCCGACGTACCTCACGGCGGCTGAGGGTGATGCGCTTTTTTTGACCCCGGCCGAGGGTGCTGCGGCGTATGCCGCGATCGGCCACACACACGCCACGCTGCCGCTGAGCGGCACGGGCTCGCCCGAGACGGTGGTCACGGCGGGCATCGGCACTTTGTACCTGCGCACCGATGGGGGCGCAGGGACCACGTTGTACGTCAAAGAATCCGGCACCGGCGCAACGGGCTGGGTTGCTAAATAGGAGATCGAAAATGGTTGCACCGGTTCTCGCGATGCTCGCTGGGCAGGCACTAAGTGCCGGGCTTGGCGCCAGCTCTGCCAATCGAGCCGCCAAGACACAGGAGCAGGCCGCCAAGCAGGCCGCCGACGCGCAGCGTCGCGCGGCGATCAACAACCTCCTGATGAACGAGCCGCAGCGCCAGCTCGGGTATGGCGCGCTGAGCGATCTGGGCTCGCTGTACGGGTATCAGACTGCGCCATACACGCCGGTCGAGCAGGTAATCAACAACCTGAACCCGCTCGGCGGGCAGCAGGTGAAGCTCGCGCTCAAGAAGGGAGCGACATTCGATCAGTTGCGGCAGATGGGCACGCTCGGCGATCTGAACGCAAAGACCATGAAGCGCCTGCTGAACTCCGGCCTCAGTTACGACCAGATCAGATCCCTGCAAGGCATGGGCGCGACTGCCCCGGCGCCGGGGACCTCTGGGGCCTCTGGCGTGGCTCCTGCGGGGTCGGCAGGCGCAGCCAGTGGCGCAGTGGGTGCGATGGGCGCGCCTGCTGGCGCGGCTCCTGCTGCCTCTGGTGCCACGGGTGCGGGCAATTTCGGTCGGTTCTTCGCCTCACCGGATTATCAGTTCCGGCAGCAGCAGGGAATGCAGGGAATCGAGCGCAGCGCGGCGGCGCGAGGTGGGGCGGCGAGCGGCAATGCGCTGCGCGCCCTGACGGAGTTCAACAGCAACCTCGCCGCGAATGAATACGGCAATTATTTCGAGCGGTTGAGCCGCTTGGCTGGTCTCGGTAGTGCCGCCACGAACAACGCGCAGCAGTCGGTGGGGGGCTACGGCAATGCAATGTCCAATGCCGCGAGCACCATCGGCGATGCGCGTGCGAGCGGCATCCTTGGCGTGGGCAACTCCATCAGCAACGCGATCAATGGCGGAATCAACAATTACTTGATGTCGAGATACATGAGTCCATCCGGATCTCCAGTGACTGGGATCAACTCATATCAGGCACAGCAAGCCTTCAATCAGATTCCAGCCTGGGATCCCATTAAAGCGCTGAACGGAGGTTGATCAGATGGCTATCGATCCACTGATCGCGCGCGGCGGTGTGCCGCTCGATGTCACCAGCACGCTCGCAGCCATTGCCGAGATGCGCGCCCGCGATGAGCATCGCAATGCTCTGATCGCGCAGCAACAGCGCGAGCTGTCCTACCAGCAGCAGCAAGATGTGCTCAAGCAGCAGCAGGCCGATGCGCAGGATCAGGCGTGGAGCGAAGGCTTTGCGGCATTTCAGGGCGCCAAGGACGATACAGAGCGGCTGCAGCATCTGGGCGCGCTCTCGCGCATCGATCCGCAGGCCGCTGCTCTCATTGGCCGCAGTTGGGCTGAGCAGAAAGCTGCAAGCGAGCCGACAAATTATGTTTCTCAGCGGGTCGGTGGTTTTGAGGTGCTCACCCAAGGCGGAAAGCATCTCGGCCATCGCGCCATCCCCGTTATCGGTGGAGGTGGCAGCGGCACTAGCGGGGGAGGGGGCGGTCGAAGCAGTGTCTCGCAGCAGGGCTCTGAGCAGTACACGATCCTGCCTCCAGAGGCTGTTAGCGGAATGGGGTTGCCCGCTGAGACGTTGGTTCAATTGAACAACAAAAATGGAAAATTAGACATTCTGAGCAAAGCCCCTGAGCAGCCATTTAGTCCAAAAGATTTAAGCGCCGCGCGCCTCAAACTCATTCAAATCAAAAGCGCCAGAAACCAGCTTGAGTTGGTGAAGAATAAATACGCTGCATTGAAGGACACGTTCTCTGCTGGAGCCGGTGGCGCATTTCTGCCAACGCAAGCCGGCAAAGCAGCCGATGCGGCTGTCAATTCGATGAAGGACATATTTACCACGATCACGCGCACGCCCGGCATTGGCGCGATGTCAGATTACGAAACTCGTTTGGCGCAACTCAAATTCCCAGACAGAAATCAATACGAAAGCGTCTCCGCTCAGCAGATTCAATCGATCGAGCAATTGCTCAA